GTTTCGCTGTTTTTCTCCAGCTCTGCGGTCAGCGCTGCGACGTCGACAGTGCCGTCCCTTATGGCTGCCGCCATAGTTGAGCCGGCTCGTGCGCCGAAGATTTCGTTCGCGATGGTTGTCGCTTCCGTCATGTCTTTGGCGTTTTTGATCTTTTCGGTGTAGAGCTCCATGCCTTCGGCCGCGCTTAGCCCCTCTTTCGCGAGAGTTCCGACCGACTTCTTCATGGCGCCCAGAACTTCGTTAGCGTTTACGCCGGCTTTGTCCATTTGTCCGATCAGGGCGACAGCTTCCTCGAAGCCGTAGCCCATCTCTTGGAGCTGAGGCGCGAACGTCTGCACGTTGCTCATGAGATCCGAGAAGCCGACGCCGGTGCTCTGGGCTGCTTTGAAGACGTAGTCCATGGCCCCTGCCATGTTTTCGGCGTCTATGTTCCACGCCTGAAACGCTTGGCTCGACTCCTCGATAACACCGCCGAGATCTTCTCCGAGCATGTCAGCGACTTGGATCGCTTGCGTCGATATGCTCTGGAGGGCTGGCCCGGTCAAGCCGAGCCTTGTGTTGTAGTCTGCGATCGCCTTGCTGGCATCCTCCATCGTTGTCGGCACGGACGAGTACACGGCATCGAAGTCCTCCATGAGTCCGTCGAGCGCGTCCCCGGTTGCTCCGGTTCCGATGCGGATCGCGTCTGTGGCCTCGTCGAACTGACTGCCGAGATCCACCAGATACTTGCCGGCCTCCATGACCGCCTTGCCCGTGGCTATTGCAATACCGCCCACGGCGGCACCAACGGCGAGGGCCTTGACGTTCAGGCCGCCCAGTTTCCCGGTCGCTTCCTCTATTGATTTTCCGAGGGTTGGACTGATAGAGCCGGCGATCTCGACCACTGCTTGCAGCATTTTGCTCTGTGCCATGTCCTCACCTCCGTTTGATGTGCTTGCGGTTTATGCGTGGCGCGTTTTTCTGCCTCCGTTTTTGTTCTTCGGCGAGATCTTCAGCCGCTTCCGCATACTCCACCAAAAAAGCCTTTACTGGCCTTTTTTCGAGCTCTGTGACTGAGGTGTGGAAGGCTCGGGCGTAGTCTCGGATTGCTCGTCTGAGCCTTCTGCTGCTGAGGCTGCGCCCTGTTTCAAAATAAAATTTCTTCCCACCTTCATGACTTCCATGACGTCGTAGCCTTTGATGCGTTCGAGGTCGGTCATGTCGATCTCGGGGTTCGCTGCGATGATGGCAGCGAAGCCGAGGTAGAGGTGGAAGCCATAATCGAGCTCGACGGCGCCGGAGAGGTTTCCGCCCTTGGATCCGCTCGCTCTCATTTTCTTCGCGTCCGCCTCGGCGAACTGGATCGCAGTAATGGCGTCGCTGTCATAGGACAGCTCGGCCACCTTTTTGCCGTTGATCTCGATGGGGTTGGTCAGTTTCAAAATTCCATTCACGATTGTGTCCTCCTTGTTATTTGTGAGCCCCGGAGCTGCCCGCCCCGGGGCCTTGAATTAGAGCAGAGACGAGATGCTGCTCATGTAGTCCTTGCCGTCAATTCTGAGGATCTGGCTCAGTCTGTCGACGAGCAGGTACTCGGAGCCGCCACAATAGATCTGCAAACGGCTGACGCCATAGGTGAGCTCGTTTTCGGATGCGCTGCCGATCTCAACGCCCATTCCGGGCAGAGCTTTGGGGATGCAACGCACGAAGGCCTTGCAGCCTTCGACAGTGCTGGATCCGTCGCTCTTCACGACGCTCTGCACCCATCTGAACTCGATGTTCTGCTTCTCCAGTCTGGAGAGCTTGCCGAGTCCGAGGTCGATGCCGATCTTGGTGATGGCCAGCTCCATGTCGTCCAGAAGGCCGACGAGAGGCACGCTCATGGTGCCCATAGCCTGAACGTCGCCCGCCTGCAAGGTGATGCCGGGCAGGGTAAAGCCGACGTCTTTGGCGACGAGCTTGTTGTCGGAATAAACAGTGTCGGCGACAATAGCGCCCTTAATATCTAACCACATTATGCCTCACCTCCAAAATAAGCCTGAAAACCTTCGTCGGTATAAGTGACGCGAGCAGTGCCGGACTTGAAGGGCACGGTAGGTGTCACGTTAATGCTCCAGACGAAGTCGCCGTTGATCAGGTTGCCCTCGGGGTTCTCGCTTTCCACGAAGAGGATCTCGGGCTGTCCGATCAGGGCGCCCATGCCTGCGTAGCTGTCGAGGATCTCCTGCTCGCTGTTCACGATGGCGTCGCGCTCGTTGAGGTTCATGGGCTCGTCGATGCGTGTGCCGTTTCTCAGTTGGAAGCCGTTGGTGATGTGCATGAGCATGCGGATGCTCACGTCGAAAATGCCGCGGGCGTCCATAGAGCCTCCAGAAATAAAGGCAGCAGTGTGAGGGCCCCAGAGCACCCACTGGCCGCCCCAGTATACCGCGGTCGTGATGCCCTTCTCGTTGAGGTCGTTCGCGGTGTGCTGGTCGTAGCCCATGTTCTTGGATGTGTCTCCGAAGAACTGGCCGGTCGCCATGATTTGCTTGTTGGACGGGCTCTCGAAGGGAACGCCGTCGTGTTCAGAGTCCACTCTCTGCATGGTCGCAGCCGCAACAGTGGAGAGGTGGAACTTTCTGCCGGTTCCGTCCTCCACCATAGGCCAGCATACCTTGGAGAACTCCGAGGTGTAGCCGTGTTCAGCCTTCCACGCGATCGCCTTGGCGATGGTGTCGACAGTGGTGTCGTCGTCGACGAGCGGGATGTCCGCAACGACGAAGGCATCCCAGTGGCCGTTGATCTTGCTCGCTGCGCTCACCATGGCGGTGTAGACTTCGGGCAGGTGGCTCCAGCCGGGAGCTGCGAGGATGTTGGCCACGACGTTCTCCCTCTGATAAAGCAGGTGGATCGCAGAGAGGCCGCTATACGCGCCGGCGGACGTTTTCTGACCGATAACGTCAGCCGCCTCGACCGCGGTGGTGTCCACTTCTTCGTAGGAGACAGTGATGTCGCCGCTCAGGCGATCGCTGTCGTTCAGGGAAGTGATCACGACCTTGCCGGACGTGTAGTTGTAGCTCACCTCGAAGTCAACGCCCTCTACCTTGTCAGCGATGGCGATGGTGTCGAGGATGATCTTGTCGCTGGCGAACTCGCCACGGCCTGCACTGAAGGCGACGGACACAATCGTCGCGTCTTTCTTCTTGTGCTTGGCGGGATCCAGCACGTTGATGATGTAAATGGGGCCGACGTTCCCGATGGTGTTGTCGTAGTGCTCCGCGAACGCTTCACACAAGCTGAAGGCGTCCCAGTCGGAAGAGTAGCCGATCTTGCTCTGTGCATCGACCATGTTGGCCACTTTGATCGGGACGTTCACGAGGTTGGCCGAAGCGAAGCCTCTGATCAGGTTGATCGGAGCGGTGCCGACATACACGACCACGGTGTCGGTGTTGGCGGTGCCTTTGACCTTGGAGGCCGTCAGCTCGCCGTAGGTTCCGTGTTTATAAGCCATTGTTTTCACTCCTTACAGAAAATTTTTGTAGATTTCCGGCTCCGCGTGTACGACTCCGCACTCGAGCACGAAGTCGATCCAGAGGAACCAGTACGGGTAGTAGTCCCAGATGGCGCCCTCTTCTGTGAAGGGGCCGTAGGTGATGCCGTCGGTCTCTTTCACGAGTCTGAGCCCCGCGATGAACTCTGTGCTCTCGAGAGCGTGCAGCGCTTTGTCTGCGAAGTTCCAGAGGTCGCGCCAGCCGTCCATGTTTCGGGAATACTGTGCAGCTGCTTGCGGATCTGACTGCTGCTTGTAGGTTTTGCCGCCGACTGCTCCCTCACTCTCGTGAGGAACCACGACCTCGGCGCCATGTTCTCCGGGGTTCCACGCTGCGAGACTGAAGCGCATTTTGATGGTGCGCTTCCCGCTGTCGAGCGTGTCCTTGCCTTCCTTGATCTGCACACAGAGCGAAGGGATCGGGGCCGCCACCTTTGGCGGGAGTCGATCCTTTGCCGGCACGAACATGGGGAAGGCTGTCGGGGCGATCCGCCCCCCGACGTAGTTGCTGTCGTTCGCGTCGTCGTCGGGCAGTTTCAGGAGGATCTGATCGCAGATGTTCTCCTGCGCCCACGCGACAACGCCGTCGATGATGCTGACGTTCGTCATGGTGTTTCCTCCTTACATTGTCCGGTTCTGGTGTAGTGCGACTTGTGTGACGCCTTTGTTCTCCGTCCAGTCGTCGACGATCAGCTCCCGGCCGTCTACGTTCAGTAGAGAGCCGGGGGCCTTAGCCTTCGGCAGGTCTTCCGTGCGGGCGAAAAATAGCATGTCAGCCTCGAGGACTCCGAGGATCTGTCCCTGCTTCATTTTGGTGAGCTGATCGTTGTCGATAACGATCGCCACCTCTCGGCCCTCTATGCGGTGCAGTTCTGCGAAGTCGTCAAGCCGGAAGAAGAGGGCAGCGACGTCTGACGCGATCAGCTCTTTGAGTGTTCCGGGCATTATTCAGGCATAGCAGCACCGAAAACGGGAGGCTCTTCGCCATCGTCTTCGACTGCATCCTCGCCCTGAGCGGACTCGATCATGGCGATCACTTCCGCTTTGCTTCTCGCTTTGCTGGCGTCTACACCATACGCCGCGGCGATCTCCTTCAGCTCGGAGAGCTTCATGCTCTCGTCATACGCGGGCAGCTTGTCGTCGTTTTCGGGAGCCTGCGCAGCACCGGCAAGCAGTTCTCCGGCAGCCTGCCCGGGGTTGTCTTGGGGCTCTTTGTCGACATATACGGCGACGCCCTTCTTCACCAGACGAGCCTCGATCTCAGCGCTGAAGCTCTGAGGGCCGTCTGCTTCGGTGACGGGGATCACCTTGCGGCCGTTAAAATAGCCGTAGGTGCCCTTGATGATTTTGATCATGGCCGTGGCCTCCTTTCGGTTAGTCGCCCAGCACGTCAGCGACGATGAAGGGGTTCTTGTTGTTGGGGATCATCAGAGGGCGGCTGGAGATCGTCAAGCTGCGGGTGTTGCCCTCAGCGTTGGACAGATACTTCGGCACGCGCTTGCCGGCGTAGGTGTGGAACTCGCCGTCAGCCTGCTCGACCTGAGACACTGCGCCGTACAGAGTGCGACCAGCTGCGGGAGCGGTCAGGACGCACTTGCCGGAAGGAATGAACAGCACGTCGTTGCCTTCGTCGTCGGTGTAGGTCTCGTCGTAGGAGATGATGCTGATCACGCGGCCGCGGATGTTCAAGCGAGCCACTTCAGCAGCACCGGCGGGAAGCTCGAGGGGCTTCACTTCGCCGACGTGATAGTTGCGGATGTCCAGCTTCTTCATGATGGTCTCGTTGTTGACGATAGCATCGGCCACGTCAGGAGAGCACACGAGCTCGGAAGCGCGCAGGCCCTTCTTGGTGAGCATCTGGATCATGGCGTTGAGGTCGGCCTCGATCTTGGCGCCGGCAGCGTCCCACGCAGTGGCGGGAGTATATGCGGCGGGGTTGCTGTTGCCGGTGTAGAAGCGGATCTCCATCTCGTCCTCTTTGGTTGCGTCGTCGGCGATATGCTTCATGATGCAGCCGTTGGTCAGCATGGTCTCAGCGGCCATGAGTTCCTCGCGGCGGGTGATCATTTCGCCCATCTCGTCGGCGTCCTTCAGGACGAGAACCTGCTGGCGCTGCTCGGGAGTCATTTTGCTGTAAAGAGCTTCACCGAAGCCGCGCTTCTTCAGGTCGTCGATGCTGAGGGCTCGCTTGGGAGCCACAAAGGGAGGAGTGAAACGCTCCATGGTGTAGCCGTTGCGCAGGATGGTCACACCACCCTTGCGGGGAGCCACGAAGGGCGCCAGCTTCTTCTTGCCGTCCTTGTACTCCACGAGCACGTCGTCGGTGTTGAAGATGTCGGTTGCTGCGTTGGTCGGGAAATAACGATCACGCAGGAAGCTGACGGGAGGAGTCAGTTGCTCCACAGCCATCAGCAGAGTGTGGGTTTCATAAAAGTTAAAAGGCATGGTTTTGTCCTCCTTCTCTTAGTAGGCCACGGCGTCGGAGATGATGATGTTGCTCTTGCGGAGCAGCTCCTCGTCGGCCGCGGTAAGCGTGTAGTTGCCGCCGGTTTTCAGTTTTCCGCGGGCGAAGTGTCCGCTGCGGTATGCGGTAGCGACTGCGGCAGCGGTCGCATCCACATCGTCGGCGATGATGTAGGTGCTGTTGGTAGCTACCAGCGCCGCGGCTGCCTTCTGGAGCTCGCCGCCGGGAGTTCCGGTCACAACAGTGCCGCGCTCGATCTTGCCTTCGTCTGCTGCGATATTCACATGCACGACGTCGGCGATGGGCTCGTTGGAGACGATCAGGCCGTCAAATTCAACAGAGCCGATGGTTTCGTTGAGTTTCTTGCTCATGGTCATATACCTCCTTATTTCTTGGTGGACTGGAAGAGAGCGACGATGCCGTCCACCTTGGCCTTGTCGTCGGTTTCGCTGCCTTCCTCGCCGCCGTTAGGAGCTGCGCCGACTGCGTTGGCGTTGGACGCCGCGTTGTCAGCCGCCACACCGGCGAGGTGCTGAGCGCCGAGCTGTGCCTGCTTCTTCATAGCCTGAAAAGCGAGCTGTTCGGCGGTCATGGGTTTTTCGCCATACTTGGCGTCGTGCACCAGCTGGGTGTCGCCGATAGAGGGGGCGATCTCTTCGATAGCCTGAAGACGAGCACGTTCCTGCTGGATCGCGTTGGTGCGAGCCTGCTCGGCTGCTTCGCTCTCGATCTGAGCGATGATTTCGCCGTGCTGAGCTCTGAGTTCTGCTGCGGTCATGGGTTTAACCTCCTTCTGATTTCTGGGCTTGTTGCCCGGCTTGGTTTTATCGACAGCCGCGGGCGCGGTTGTGATACTGTTGTTTACGGGGATAGCCCCGGGGATCTGCCTGAAGGCGGCGATGTCGTGGCGAACGCCAGCGACGAGCAGCACCTTCTTGTCGGCGCTGATTTCTGCTTCAGGGCCTTCGTCTTCGAGGAGCGTGTTCGCGAAGCCGTTGTCGACCGCCTCCTGCCCGACCATCCACGTCTCGCGTGTCATCATGGTTCTGAGCTGGTCAACGGG